CCATTGGTTTAAGACAGGTTGGAATAGAATTATAAAAAAACTATTATTTAAAATTTAATTATATTTGTAGTATAAAAATATTAAGATATGGCTTCAACAGTATTCAACGGCACAGACCTACTAATTAAAGTTTCTGATGATGGAGTTTCTCCAGCTGCAATCGGACACACAACATCTTGTACTATTTCATTTACAAATGATATGGCAGATGCAACTACTAAAGATTCTTCTGGTTTTTCAGAAGTTATCCCTGCAGTTAGATCAGCAGAGATTTCTTTTGATGGTTTAGTAGATTATACAGATAGTGATGGAGGTGGTGAAATCGCACACAAACTACTTACAAGACAAAAAGTAGATTTTTCATTTGGTACTGCAGCAACTGGAGATACAGTTTACACAGGTGAGGGGTATGTTTCAAGTTGTGAAATTTCAGGAACAATGGAAGAAGCTACAACATATAGTGGTACTATCACAGTTACTGGTGCAATAACAGAATCTACTAACTAATATTAGATAATTAATGACTAAACAAAGAGGCTATTATACTCTTAAAATAGGAGGGAAAAATCGTACACTTCATTTTAGTATGAACTTTTGGGCAACCTTTACTGACTTGCTCGATATTTCCCTTGATGAAATTGGGGGTGTATTTGAAAAAGGTGTTTCACTAAAAGCTATCATCACGATAGTATATGCAGGAATTTTAACTTACGATCAAGAGAATAAAAACGAAATCGACTATGATAATTATGATGTTGGTAATTGGCTTGAAGATGTTACTTCAGAGGACATTGAAAAGATTATTAAAGCTATGACCGAATCAAGAATATTGGGGAATGACCTTAATGCAGGACTTGCAAGAAACCCTGATGATTCAAAAAAAAAATAAGCGATAAAACTACTTGGGAGGATATAACTGATTTCTACATTGGATATTGTGGAATAAATCCCAATGAGTTTTGGACTAATACTTTCAAAGAAAACAAACTTATTTCTGAATCTTATGTTATAGCGACCAATGCACAGTGGGAACAATTTAGGTTTTTAGCTGCTATGGTTCATAATGTAAATTGCACAAAGAAATCTCAAATGATAAAGCCACACGAATTATTTGAGTTGCCACAAGATAATATTAAAAGAAAAACTGCTCAATCTTCAAAAGAAGATTTTGAGAGATACCAAGAATTATTAAATAGTAAGTTGAATAAAAAATAGTTATTTTTGTACTATGGCAGACCAAAGATATAATTTACGATTTGATTTTATTGCAAACAACACAAAGTTCAATAGTGCTATTGGTGTTTCAGAGGGTAAGTTAAAAAAGTTTAGTTCACAAATGACCAAAACTGGTCGAATGCTATCTACAAGATTATCACTACCTTTAGCTGCTCTTGGTGGATTAGCCGTTAAACAAGCTGCTAATTTTGAAAGATTACAAACCACTTTAAATACTTTAACAGGATCTGCTGAAGCAGGTGCAGAGGCATTTGAGAAATTAGTACAATTTAGTGCTAAAACTCCATTTCAATTAGATGAGTTAGTTAAGGTAAATAATACCCTTATGGGATTTGGTTTAAATGCTAATGAAGCATTTGATTCATTATCTATGCTTGGTGATATTTCAGGAATTGTTGGTGGTGATTTACAAAGCATTGGAATTGCATTTGGACAAGCTGCTGCAGAGGGCCGTGTGATGACGAGAGATCTCCGTCAATTTATAAATAATGGGGTGCCTATACTTGATATACTTGCTGAATCAATGGGAGTTGCAAGAGGTGAGATAATGGATATGGCTTCAGAGGGTAAGATAACCTTTGATATATTAAATCAAGCCTTTAGAGATGCTACAAGTGAGGGTGGTAAGTTTGATGGAGGAATGGAAACATTAAGTCAAACACTTAATGGTTTATTTTCAACCTTAAAAGATAATGTAAATATTGCACTTGCAGAACTTGGTCAAGAGATAGCTGATGCTATGAATTTAAAAGAGGGAATTCCTGCTTTATCTGCAAAGATTGGTGAATTAACAACAAACTTTAAAAATTTAGATACTGAATCTCAAAAATTAATTTTAAACACAGGATTTATTACCGCTGCACTTGGACCGTTGCTTTTAATATTAGGTTCATTAACAGCTTCATTAATGAGTATTGGTAAATTTTTAAAACCAGTAATCAAATTTTTTAGAGGTTTACCTGGATATATTATTGCAGCAACTACTGCACTTGTTGGCTTGACTAAAGCATTTTTAGAATCACCTTTTTCAGGACTTGGAAGATATGGGGAACAAATGTTTGGTCCTAAAATACAACAAAACATTAAAGATACTAATAGAGAATTAGGTAATTTACAAACTACAATTAACGGTTTAACTTCTGGTGCATTTACAGGTGTCGGTCCTTTACTGCCAGGACAAACAAGAGATTTAAGTGCCATATTATTCCCGGGTATTTCATCTAAAACTACAGGTGAAATAGAAACTAATTCAAGAAAACAAGTAACTGCTTTAAATACTATTTCACTTGGTTATATAAAAATGAAAGATTCTGCTATTGAAGCAAGTCAAGTTTTAACAGAAGTGCCTAAAAAATTTAAAGATTCTGCTACTATGATGGTAGATAGTATGAATATTATTCAACCATTTATACAAGGTTTTGCAAATAGTATATCTGAATCATTTAGCAAAAGTGATGGCAGTTTTAGAGGTTTTGGTGCATCAATGTTAGATGTTATTGGTGATTTAATTATACAAATGGGATTAGCTGCAATAGCTGCTTCTAATTTAGCTAAAACATTCGCAATTCCTATTGCAGGTGCTGCAGCAGGTTTAGCAGCAGTAGCATTAGGTGGTGTTATAAAAGGAATAGCAAATAGAGTAAGATCAGAAGGCTTTCAAGAATTTGCAAAAGGTGGTATTGTATCAGGACCAACAAATGCTCTTATTGGAGAATATCCTGGTGCAAGATCAAACCCAGAAGTAGTTGCACCTTTAAGTAAATTAAAAAGTATGATTGATGGTGGTGTTACACAAGGTGAGTTTGTATTAAGAGGTCAAGATTTAGTAGTGGCACTTCAAAGAGCAGAAAGAAATAGAAATAGATTTAAATAATGGCATACGGTGTAAAATATGAACTTGATTTTTCAGACATCAAGGGTAATGCAAGAAGTGTTCAAATACTTAAAAAAGATTACACTGGTGATGTTAATTCTATTATAGGTACTGACAATCCAGTAATTATTAAATACACCAATGATGATGACTTCTATAATCCAATAATCGGTTCATCTTGTATCTTAAATATTAAAACTACTGATACGATTTCTTATGATGAGTTTACAAACTTTGATGAAAGAGAATATAAGATTAGAGTTAATGTAGGTGTAGATGATCCACAAGCTGATGTTAATTCACCTCTTTGGGAACTTGCTGATACAAATTGGGAAGCGACAGATTATAATTGGGCAGCAGCGACAGAGTTCCAAGTTTATTGGGAGGGTTTTTTAGTTTCAGATACTTTTACCGAAGCTATACAATCTAATCCTTATGATATTAGTTTAAGGGCAATAGATAATTTGGGTGCATTAGATGCTTATTTAGTGCCTGATGGTAAGATAAATACTAATGCAGATGGTACAATAAAAGTTGCTGCAGGTGAGCAAACTAATAATGATTCAGCTTGGTATTATATTCATAGAATTTTATCATATACAGGTTTAGAATTTGATATATATGTTCAAAATAATATTCGTAGAACAGTACAAGGTCAAGTTGTAAATTCTAATAATAATTTGTTTCAAGATATATTAATAAATGAGTTTGCACTTTTCAATGGATTTGCGAAAAAGTCAGCGAAAGAAGTTTTAGAGAATCTTTTAAGAATTACAAATTCAAGAGTATATCAAGCAAATGCTTCTTGGTATGTTGTATCAAATAGTAATTACTATGATAATGCAATTTCAGGAACACAAACAGGTAATGAGGGAACAAGTGCTGATGACCAAGATTTAACACAAAACAATCCTATTGTAACAACTGATGCACTTACAAGCACAAGTGATACTGGTGCAACATTAAATGGCACGATTACAGATGATAAAGGTCTTGCAATAATTGAAAGAGGTTTTTATTTTGGAACTAATGTAAATATATTAGCAAATCCTAAAGTAGTTTCAAGTGATACTACTGCAAGTTTTACATCAGTACAAACGAATCTTGTTACAGGTCAAATATATTTCATAGCAGCTTATGCAAAGAACAATTCATTAATAGAAGGTAGAGGTGCTACTATTTCTTATTTTCCAGGTGCCACAACTGTTACTGAAGCTGAAAATGAAGCACCAACACTTACAACACTTCCTTGTAATCCTTATAATGTAACAAATATTGCAATGGAAATTAAAGGTCAAGTAGATGATGTAGGTTCAAGTAATGTTACAGAATATGGTTTTTACTTTGGTACAAATGGAAATAACTATACAAGCAATACAAGATATGTAATTGCAACAGGTCAAAGTCAATCAACTGCATTTGGGTTTACTGGTAACACAGATCAATCGCCTTTTACTTTAACATTGACTGCAGGTACACCATATTTTATTACACCATTTGCAGTAAATACAACTGGTGAAGCAATTGGTTCTACAATAACTCAATACACTTGGAATGCTTGGCAATTAAGAAAACAAAGTGATTCATCAACACAAAGTGTACCTTATACTTCAGATTCAAGGGGTGATAATGTTTATTTATCTTCATCTTCAAGTTCTTCTGATTGTTATACAATAATGGTTGGGCAATATTTAGCAAGTTTAAGTGGACTTCCAACTATTGCAGGTGCTTGTGTAGATGATACAACTGAACCGACAACAACACAAGCAGTAACTTGTAAAGAAATAATTTTATATAGAAGTGATACTGCTTTTAATCTATGTTGTGAAACTCCAACATCAAGGACTGCATATATTAATGGAGAATCATTTACAGATAACACCAATACAACAAAAGTTTATTCAAATAGTAATTGTACGAATTTACTTCCTGCTCAATTCTTGTCAGAAGATTTAGTTAATTACAGAGAATTTAATGGAACTAATTTACAAAATACTGCAAGTTGCCCTGCTTGTGAAACTGATGTTGTTACACCTGATGGATTTTTAGTTCAAAAAGATAATTCATTAGATGAATTAAGAGTTGATTTTAATGCAAGTTTTAGTGTTGGTGATAGGGTTGTTTTAAATGTTCAAACATCA